AAGTAAAATACATATTGCCAGTACGACTAACACCTTTTTCTAATTTATTAAAAACACCAAAAGAGTTTTCTAAATCATACATAGACATAGCTCTTGAACCTAAAACCATATCTAATGCTTCGCCTGATAAGTATGCTTGATTTCTTGATAACTTTAAAACTTCTGTTGCATATACATTTGTCATCATATCCCATGATGTTCTAAAACCTCTATTAATTCCTGAAGTCATTAAGATACGAGCAACATCAGGAACTGCTGCTAAAGCTCCAGTAAGCATAGTCATAGAATTAAATAATTTTGCCATACGAACACCTCTACTAAATGCTCTTTGAGGATCATCAGGTAATCCATATGTACCACGCAATAAATCTCTACTAGCTTCTAAATCTGCTATTACTTGTTCTTTTTCTTTTAACAAAGCTACTTTTTTCTTTTTACTTTTAGTAGCTTTAATCATTTCATCATATTCTTCTTCTATTTGTTTTAATCCTCTTGATAGTCCACTTGTATTAGTCCAGCGTGTACCACTTATCATTGGATCGCCAAATACTTTTGTTAATTCAATATCAGGAGCAACGGAATTAAAATATAATCGTTGAAGAACAAATACATCAGTTTCTATAAAACCTTTATTTGCTAATAATAATTCATCCTCTTTTGATAATCGTAATTCTCTAGCTCTAAAGTGTCTTGAAATATTTATATTATTTGATTTATCAAAACGAACATAAGGTTGAGCAGACTTTAAAGATTCTAATATTTTATCTATTGCTTTATCTGTTAATTCAGGATTTTTTGCTCTAATCATAGGAACTACTAATGCTTTAAATTCATCCCAACGAGAATTAAGCTGATCTCTTAACCAAACACGATTAATGTAATTCTTTGCTAAAGAACCGTGTTTTTGCATATAAGCATATTTTTCTTGTAATTCGCTTATATGTTCTTTCATGCCAATTTTTTCTTTTTTTGTTAAAGCATGCTTTTTACCATCTTTCATTATCCATCCTCTTTTAAGAATAGATTTTTGAACATTGATTTGTGTTTCAATATACATAAGAGGAATACCTAATTCATCATATTCTTTACCTAATGAATAAATATATTTTTCAGAAACTTGTGCAGCTTTAACTACTTCTTCAGGAACATCAACTGTATTACCAATTCTTCTAGACCAAATAGCTTTTTTAAATTGATTAAAAGTTAAAAATCCTTCTGATTCTTTTTGCATATACAAACCCATTCTAGTTTTAGGAACATCTTTTCCTACTCTTTGTAAATACTGTTTATATAAATCTTCTATTTCTGTTTCAGCTTTAAAGACTTGAACTTTTCGTCTAGCTATTGTTCTTTCTATTGTTCTATTACTAGCAACATTTTTAAAATTTTTAACTTGATATAATGGATTTTCTAATATTCTAGTTATTGTTTCTTTTGCTAATAAAGAACTACCTCTTAAAGTACGAAGTATAGGAGTCCACGGACCACTTTCTCCTAGCCAACCAAATCCTGTTTTAGCTATTTTTTCCATTTCATTTAATTCTTCTTCACTAAATACTTTTCTTATTTGCGCAGCTCCTACTGTACCTTCCATAAAAGGATGGTCAGTATTCTTAATTGTTTTTTTTACAGATTCAGGAGCAGTAGCTTTTGCAGCATCATCAATAGCATCATCAAGCCAATCATACTTGTCAGCTTTTTTATCAAAATTCATAAATAATTTTTTTGATTGAACACTTCTATTAGCTATACCCGGAAATAAAGCTGGTAAAACAAAACCACCAGCAGTAATAAGTGTTGATTCAGTTAATGTTCTTGCTTTATCTAATTTTCTTTTAATAACTTCTTCACCACCTAATGATAATCCTACTTTACTTCCTCTTGCTAATCTTCCACCAGTAAAGAAAAATTTTCCAAGACGAGAATACATTAAAAGAGCTGTAGGATCAGTTAATCCACCAATTATTCTTCCAGCAATATAACCCGGTGAATTAGTTATCATTTCATCTTCCATCGCCTTTCTTTCTTTTAACCAAAAGGTTTCTTCAGGCGAACTTGAATGAAGAAAATATCCCATATCTTCAACAACATCAGATAATTGAGGATCATTATAAGGATTGTATCCTTCTATATCTTTAAAATTATTTTTTTGACTTTCTGTAGAACTTGCTATTGTCATTGCAAATAAGTTTTCTTTAACAAATCCTGTTCTCAAACTTTTACCAAAATCTTTATAATCACTCCATGTATAATGTTTGCTTGGAGTTAAATCATAAACCGTATGAGGTTTTTGTATAGTAGCTAAATAATCGCCCATTTAATATTATAAACTTCGTTCTACTGGCTTTGTTACTGACCATAAATCAGAAGAAACATCCGTACCAACACTTGCTCCTTCAGTCCATTGACTAATTAAATGTCCATTATGTTCTAATCTACCAGCTATACCACTTAGTCCTTTTGCTTTATATGCTTCAGCATCAATAGTCATTTGACCTAATACAGTATTAGGATCAGCTATTCCCCATTCTCCAATATGTGTTTTATCATTAGTAGCAATATAATTATTTAAATGTTTATAAAATTGAGTTTTATTTCCTATAAAACCATGACCAGCATTATAAGCCATATCTGTTAATGCTAAATATAAATAACTATTTTTGTGATTATTAAAATCTACATTTTTATATGTATCTCTTACTTGTGTTTGAAACTCAGGTAACACATTATCTAAAAATATATCAATAGAATCTTGCATTGTAATTTTTTCTTTCCCACTCATTAAACCATCATAAGTATAACCTTTTGCTTCAAGAGCTTTTACAACATTTTTATTATTCATACTAAATCCATGACCAACAGTTGCATCATACATTTGATATTTTTGATTATATGAATGAGGTAATAAAGAATTAAAGGCTTCTTGTTGAGTAGCAAATTTACCTTGTTTAACTAAATTTGCTGCTTGACCCATTAGTTTTGCATGTTTTCGTGGATTCATCCAATGCTTTTGAGCATCATAAACTTTATTATCATAACCTTCGTTTTTCATAATTAAATCAAAAAAAGCATTTTCACTTCGTACAACTTTACCATCTTTTCCCATAACTATATTTCCTTTCAAAATATCATAATCTTGTATGTCTCCTCTTTGAGCCATACCAGCTTGTAATAAAATTATTGCTTGTTGATTTTCTTGCACATCTTGAGAAAGAAATTCTTGATCATCTTGTAAATTAGTACCAAAAAATTCATCTATATCTTTCCCAACTTCATTTAAAACTTCTCTACCACCAACTAAAATTTCTTCCATTATTCCCCATATAGCTTTATTTAAATCTGTAGGATTAGGATTTTTAGATAAGTGCCATTGTCTTAATTGTTTTTTTCTTTCTTTTTTTGCTTGTTCATAAGTAACACTATTATAACGAGATGTTGGTTTTTCAGGAATCCATCCTATTTCAGAATTAGATGTATTGGGTAAAACACTAAATAATTCATCACCATCTAAATCCATATGAATAGTATAAGAAGGTAATCCTTGAATTGTTTTAAAATATTCTGTTCTAATTCTGCCTTCTTGTATCATTCGATATAAATTATTAGAAGTAATCATATCTTCTGTAAGACCATAGGTATCTCTTTCAGATTCTGTCATTTGATAAAATCTACGCATAACAGTCATAACTAAATCAGAATCTATTTCAGATTCAGTCAATCCTTTACCTTTATATGTTTCCTTTACAGGATATCTTGTCATTGTTAAGTTAGTCATTTTGTTAGCATATATCCTTGATTGCCCATTTCTTTTATTGCTCCTTTAACAGCTAAATTAAAATTATTTTTAATTTTAGATGGTCTTATATCACCTAATGTTGCAAAACTTGCCTCTAAATGATAAGTAACTAATTCTGTAAACATTGGCATCATATCTTCTAAGAAAAAATTTAAATCTTCCCATTCATGAGGAACTAATTCTCTTATTTCTGCAGCATCTTCATCACTAATACCAAGCATATCTCTAATATAAGTTAATCCAAAATTATTCCATGCTACTTTATCTCTAGCTGCAGTTTCTATTATACTTCTTAATTCTGCTTTAATTGCTTGTTCTAATCCTTTTCCTTCAAGAACAGTATCTTCTTTATATTCATTCCATATTGTATCTGATTGCATAGCTCTATTTATTTTATCTAATTTTTCATCTAAAGTAGTAGCATCAGGATTTACATGCGCTTCATATCTTTCTAATAATTTAGGTTTTGTCATAACACTTCCACCAGCAGCACTTTGTAAAAATTGTAAATTTTCATTTAATTGTATTAAAGCGTTCCAAGCTCTAGATTCTTCTGCATTTTTAGGAATATAACCTGAACGAGTATTTAAATAACCAACAGTATTTGCTAATGAAAAAATAACTTCAGGATTTTGATCTATATTAATTTGGTGTGCATTTGTTAATAAAGATTCAAAAGCTGGATGTAAAAAACCTAATTGCTGTGCCATATTACTTAATGCTATTAATTCAGGAGTAGGTTTCCCATTTTCTTCTGCTTTATCACTAACTATAAATCCTACTTTATTAACATCAAAATAAGGACTTCCTGTGCTTCCTTGTAATTGAAAACCTATTATATGATTTGCTAATTGTAATTGAGCATCCTTTTTATCTAATGTAATTCCCATTATTCCTGCATCAATAACAATATTATCTACAGCTTGACCAAAAGATTTGCTTCCACTTTTTAATTTATAAAAAGACTCAGAAAAAGATTTTTTAATAATATGAGCTACTCTCCAAGAATCTTTTATTTGTTGTATTTGAGTTTCAGAAGCTTGTACAAAGTTTTCAGCAATATATTTCTTTATATGTTCTTCTGATTCAAATAAAAGAAAAGTATCATTTAATGAACCCGGTCCACCAGAAGTCATTAAATTAATTTTTTCAGCTAATGCTGATTCTTCTAGATGGCTTAATGCTTGTGATTCTACTTTATGATCATTAACAATACTATCTGCATGAGATTCAATATTTTTTTTTAATTCAGATCGTTGGTTATTATCTAAATTAGTATAAGTAAATGGTCCAGTTATAGCATTATCACCAAAACCACCATCACCAAAACCTTTTTCTTCATATATTAACATATTCTCTTTAATCATTTTTAAAGTTTCAGTAACAGCAGATTGTCCTGACCAACCATCTATTTCACTTCCTACTAATTCTCCACTTGCTATTCGTTGTTTATCAACTTCAATAGCTTGAGTAAGTAAATCAGTAATAATAGACTTCATTCTTCCTTCTTCTAAAGCAACTTTCCATTGTTCTAATTGTTCTTCAGGAGGAAGCATATCACCTCTTAAAGAAGTAGGTAATGAATTATATATTTTTTCATAACTTTTTTCCATTTCACTTAAACGAGGCATAAGATTATCACCATACAATGCAGTACGCTCTAAAGAAGGAGTATTATTAA